TAATACCCTGATCAGCAGCACGTGCCATTGTGCTTTCCCAATCCATAGGTAAGTCCATGCCTACGTTACCGTCAATGTAATTTTGAGTTAATCGTGTATGAAAGTCATTACCTGCAGTCTCAAGCATTTCTTCTGTAATGTCACCTGCTTTACCTTCTCTAAGCATAGCAGCTACTTCATCTGCTAGTTTCTCTCCATCAGTTTCAGGAGTAGGAAAAGTATTCTTAGTTAAAGCCTCTACTGTCTCTTGATCTTTTGGAGTAAGAACATCCATAACCTCTGGATTTAATTCAGTCTTTTTAAAACGTCTAGCACCTTGCATGATAAGCTTTTGTGCGGCATCACCGACACCGGGAATTAAACCAACTACACCCGCACCACCTATTACACCAATAAGAAGAAAGTTAGGATCATCTTTTGTTAACTCTTCAAAGATAACTTCTGCACCTTCAACGGCACCCTTAATATCACCAATGACAGGTGTAAAGTCAATCACTGTATCAGCTATGTCAGACGCTGTAGGTGGCTCTTGACTAATACCTGCAGCCTCTGCTTCTGCTATCTCTTTGTCTAACAAATCAGCCGTATCTTGAACAGCAGTAGAAATGTACTTTGATCTAGGATAAAGACCTAATGATTCTTCTATTTCACGTTCAAGATTAGCCATTAGCGTTTACCTTTAATCTAAGCTGCTTAAGTGCAGTCAAAGCGTGTACTGCACCCTGCATTCTATTCATAACTATAGGGTCATCCGTCTGTGAAAACATCGTGTAACTGTTTTGAATGCGCTCCTCTAGTTCAGCCTCAAAAGCATCCCATAAAGGTTTATCGTTTACGAGTTTCTTTAGTTGGCTCATTTGGTTGACCTTTGCATTAAGCCACCTTGGTTAAACATTCTTAGTTTACCATCCTTAGTTCTAACTGCTAAAGATTTAAGTTGAGTTATTGATGGTTTTTCTATGCCTTTAGCAAGAGCAAGAGGGCCAACTTGTATTACCTCTGAAGCTTCCATAACAGGCGAGCCTGTAACCTTGTCATAAAACTGTCCCTGACGGTAGGGATTCATGCCTACCTGTGTCCACTCAGGATCATCTAATAAACGCATAGCTTCTTCACGCAATTTAATAGGGTCTTCTGGTACGTAATCCCCATAAATACGAGCAATAGTAGACTTACCCATAGGTCTCTCTTCCGCATCCGTACCAGCCTTTGCACCCCTTAAACGTGCTTTACCTCTAGCAATATCTAAAGCATCCTGTGACTCAGAGCCAAACTTAACATTTTTTAACCTTACTGCTTGACCATATCCTAGAACCGAACCCTTAGAGTCATTTGCTCCATCATGAATAGATACAACCCACTTATCATAGTTGTTATACGCATTTATATCTAACCTAGAGCCTACACGTGTACCTGCAGGAATATCAAATCCTTTAACTCCAACAACGCCATGCTTCATTACCTTCTTACCTAACGATCCTGCAATTTCTGTTAATGTAGGTTCAGGTGGCATAGTATCTTTAGTGTAAATAGATGTCATAGGTAATTCTTCAGATACGACATTACGAGCCTCTTTAGAAGTTATACTACCTTGATATAAATCCTCTGCTGCTTGTTTAGATAAATCTTTATTTTTTTGTCTTTTGTTTTCAGGAATAATATTTTCTTCTTGCCATTTTTTAATAGCACCTTCACTATCAAGTAAATTAGAAGCCTTTTTTGAATCAGTATCTAGGCCTTTGTTAATATTTACTTTACCTAAAGCCTGTGTAGTCTCTCCTACACCTTCTGTAAAGATTTCCTTTAGAGCCTTTGCTCCCATGCTTGCAAAACTCATTACTGTACGTTCCCTGTAAAGCCTTGTTCTCCCGGTGCAGCAGCAGCACCAATTCCTATGTTACCGCCTCCACCGCCTCCCATGTCCTCTGGGCCTGTAGGAGCGGCCCCCTGTGGTGCTAATGGTCCTTGCGGTGGTTGACCCCCTTCAGGAGGAATCCCTCCCTCTGGTGGCGTTGGTAGAGGCTGTGCGAACTGCTTAAATATCTCAGCTTGAATAGCAGCGTCCTGCATTGAGTTAGTAACCTTGTCAGGATCAAGGTCCATGCTGATAGCAATCTCACGAATGATGTAGTCCATCTTGGCAAAGGGAGCCAACGCAGGGTTTTGTACTACCTGCAAGAACTGGGTCAAACGTTGGCTACGCACTTCGTTAGCCATTAAGCTCTCAGTACCCTGTGCGCGTACTTCCAAGTCACCCTTAATCTCAGGATCAAAGTCAAACTGCATGTTGAAGTTAAAGAACGCCTTACCCAAAGGAGCAAGCATATAGTCATCTACATTCTTAATTACATTTCGTATAGAGCCATTAGCAGCAGACATAAGCATACTAATGCCAGAAGCCGTTCGTCCAACACCTTGCACTCCTGTCTGACCGTGAGCAAAGCTAGGAAAGCCAGTACTCTCGTCTGCTAATACACGTGCCTTATCAAAGAGTTGCATGTTCTCGCCAGCTACATTCGGGAACTTAGTACCAAAGATAGCTTGACCGGGCGCACCCCCTTGCCTACGAAACACCTTGCCGGGGTACAGAGATAGGTCTTGACCGGGAACTAAGTTAGTCTCATCAATCTCTATCAAAAGGTTACCTGACATAACCGCATTGTCTACCGCCATACGCATGAACCCATTCATAAGGGTCTGAGTGTCATCCATATTCTCAGCTATACCTACACCAAAGAAGCTATAAGGGTTAAGCTCATAGGGTACTGCATAGTAAGGAATAAGGGCAGGTTTAAACGGATTCATAACCATACGGATTACTTGATGATTACAAACCCAAATGTTTACGTTTAACTGTTCCGCATCCTTTAGTTCTTTAGGAATATCAATGTCATGCTCTTTTAGTACTTCAGAATCTACAAAGCCCCAGAACTCAAACAACTCATAACGCTCAGCTTTTGACTCTTGAGCGTCATCCTCCATAGCTTGCTCCCACCACTTCTTCTCATAGGACTCACCCATGTTAAGAGACTTCTCAATGGCGTTGTCACGGAAGAAAGGCCGACCTTTAAGCGCACGTACTTGAGAGCGTGATAGTTTATGACGCTCAACGATATACTCAGCCTCATCCATATTAGCTGCGTCAGGGTCAGGGTAGAAGTTCCAAAGAGAAACATGGCTAGTAGAAGGCACAGTTTTGATTGTAGGTTGGTACTCACCCTCATCATTCCAACTAGGATACTCTTTGTTGACCGCAAACGGCCCCTTCATAATACCTGTACCAAACAAAGCCAACTCAAAAGAACTAAGGCGTAGCTGTTTGTTAGCACCTGACTCTTCTAGTTGATCATGAATTTTCTTCTGCATCTTCTTAGCTGCAACCAAAGCAGGACTAAAGTTAATGCTACTAGGTAGAGAGCCTACACCTTCTACAAGTTTATCTTCTACAGGCTCAAGCTTCTTAGCTAAGCCACCAAGACGGGCCTTAATAGACTCCATAGTATCGCCGGGTTCAAGCGCAGTGTCAGGCCCAAACATAGTGCCAAAGGCGTCTTTTAATGCATCACCAGCTTCTTCTGCTTTGGGATTGACATCAAAGTGTACCGTGTCTGCTACGCCTTCAGGCAACGTAGTAGGGTCAATAGCTAAAGGGAACTTCTGACTGCCAAATAATACTTCTACAATCTGACCGTAGGCAGCTAGAGTTTTAGTCTTAGTAACTTTTACAAATACTCTTGACTTCTCTGCTTCTGTGAATTGTACTTCACTATTGTAGATACCTCTATAGTTACGGTAAGCACTCATCCAACGTAATTCGTCTGTATAGCGTGAGTCTTCTGCTTTCTTGTACTTGCTCATAACCAAGTCAATAATGTGACCCGCTTTAGGATCAGTCATGCTTTCTGTAGACACATCTTTAATGTGTGCTGACTCAGCAGACTCTAAGTTTGATTCAAAGTCAGTTGTGAAATCTTCAGGGTCCATACTTAATATCCAAATGTAGGATCAGCAACTTGAAAGCCGCTTCTCTGTGTTGCAGGATTAAAGTCCCATAAGGAACTTCTTGGTCTAGTCATTATACCATAGCGTATTGCATCGTACAAGTGATCTTCTGCATTAGTATCAACGTCTTCTGGGTTTCGTTTATCTAAAGGAAGACTTGGTAGTTGTGCTATGCAGTTGGTGCAGGTGGAAAAGAATACGAGTTGGGGTTCCTCAGTAAACTCCTCCACCTGCAAACGGCGGTGTATCTCATTTTTACCTGAAACCCTAGAACCTTTAGAGCGATCTGAAGGTCTCCAGCGACAGCCCTTCATAATCATTTGCTCTGCCAAACTAGGTCCAGTGTCACCTCTTTTATGCCAGAGGGACGAGTCCAACACGCCGTATCTCATAGTGCCATCACCCGCCTCTGCCTCAAGTATCATATCCGCTAAATCAGTGGCAGTGACTTTAGTTACATACATCTCTCTGTAGACTACCAACTGCTCTGAGGGAGAAACAGCAAACCACACAACACCTGTCCAACTGCCGTAGCCGTAATCGCAAGCTCTGAACTTCGTCCAGCTATTAGGAATACTATAAGGCTCAACAACGTGTATTTTTCTATTGAACTCTGGAAAAGCTGCGCCCTCATTAACATCCCAATTACCCTCTAGTAGTTGTTTGCGTTGATGCTCTGGCATAGACAGAAGCATAGTTTCATAATCACCACTGTCAGCTAGGTACGGATTGTCAAACAAACTTGCAGGAATAAACCTACGTTTAAACAATGGTTGGCCTGCCTTAGTGTGTCCTTTAGGGTACTCAAGTCTATCCCCTGTCTCAATGTCCGTAGCCCAGAAAGAAGTGTTAGGCTTAGATGGGTCTATAAACATCTTCTTAACCCACTGATGTCCCACAGAACCGGGATTGGTTGTGGCTCTCATGTATAAGCCTAGTTCTGGTGCTGCACTACGTAAACGTGAGCGCATATAATTCCACGCAAACGGGGTAGACCATTGAGTTAACTCATCAAATGCTATATAGTTAAACGCCTGTCCTTGGTAACGCATAACGTCTTGGTCTTTATCTAGGTAACTCATCCAGATACGACCGCCTCTAGGTGTAACCCACTGTGACTTACGCTCTGACCACTTAATGCCGGGAATTGCTTTAGGATACAACTCTTGACTTTTCTGTATAAGCTCTCTAAGCTCCTCTGTAGTGTGACGTACAAGTAAGCCACTAAACTCTTTATGGTTAAGACTACGTAGAGGGTCAGCTAGTGTAGCGTAGCTCTTGCCACCCCCTGCTGCTCCACCATACAGTACTTCTCGTTCAGCAGAGGCTAAGTAGTCTGTCTGTGGCCCGTCATTAGGCTTAAAGACAATGTTTTGTGCTTGTTCTACATCAAAAGGCGCTGCAATAGGGGTAGCTGGCACTTTCTGCTTTGTTTCACGTGAAACTTTCTTAGCTGGCTTGGGTGTAGTAGCCGACCCTTTCTTTTTCAAGCGTTTCGTACTGCGAGATGGCTTTTTGGAGCCTTTTGGCAAGCTCACGTTTAATTCTAGCAACTGTTTTACGTTTTCGCTCAATGTCTACTCTTTTCTTTAAACCCATGTGAGATATACTTCTACCTGACTGTGTAGTTAGCCACGCAGAGACTTCTCTGTAACTATACTGCTTTAAATGCTTCTTGGCAAGTTCTAATAGTTCCAGTTCTCTAGCAATAGGGTTTAGCCATCCTTCGTTATCAGTGTCTATCTCGTACCCCCAAGGTACAGGCTTGACTAGCCTTGGTATGCGCTCCCAACTCTTCATCTTTTCAGGCTTAGGTAACATCCAAAAGCCTAAGTCGTTATTAGCAAAGAAGTTAGTCATTGCTGCTTTCTTTAGGTGGCAAGATAAACAAACCACCGCTTGCTTCTACAGCAACCTTCTCAGTCTTAACTACACCAGCACGATCAAGTATCTGCCCTGCTGCTACCATCTTCTCTTTAACGCCTAGCTGTGTAGGGTCCATCAGCGCACTACCGTAAGCTACAGCAGCTTTAGGGCCAAGCCTAGACATATACGTCTTGGTAGCCTCAAAGATTTCATCCTTTAATGCTTCTATAACAAGGCGAGTAGCAGTGGTGTCGGAGTAACCTGCCATCTTCTTAGCTTGCACTACGTCACCACCTGCCTCGTCAAACAAGACTTGCATAAACATCTGTTGCTTCTCGTTTAAGTTTTTACTCACTTTATTCTCCTGTGTGGCTTCGTAGCCTTAGCCGCTTTTTTAGGTTGCTTAGAGACTTGCTTGCCCTTTGCTGTATCCGCTCTCTTCTTAGCTGTAGAAGCCGCATACGCCCCAGCACCCATAGCTTTAATAGCATTAGCTGGAAGGTAACGTTCTCCTGTAGCCTTTGGACCTTGCGTAGAAGGTTTTCCACTCTTGGTTCTCCATTTTTGACCCGTCCAAGACTTAAGACTTTTTTGGCTTGGTTTTAACGCCATCAGCTTTTGCCTTTGCTTTCTTACTCAAGTCTTTATAGTGATACAAACGTACACTTGACTTGCTATGAGTTTTTCCAGAATGTAAAGTGCCATCAGACATCTTGTGATTGCTACCTTTATACTCAACACCATTAATCTTATAATGCTTTACGCCCTTCATGATGTGTATCCTCCACCTTTTGCTTTGTATTGCTTGGCGACCATTTGAGCTTTACGTGCCGACCACTGGCCGGGGTTTCCCCCTTTACCACTGGCCTTGACAGAGGCAACAAGAGACTTACGCATAGTAGGCTTAGTATAATTACCAGCCGCATTAACGCCCGACTTCTTCTTCTTTGTAGAACCTGTAGTTAATTTCACCACGTGTCATTCCTATGTCTTTGAGCATCTCATCTGTCAGATTGTTTAGCTGCCAGTACTCTGCTCGTCGCTGTTGGTGTACCTGTAGTTTCTTAATAAAGTTCTTAAACATGGCTTATCTCCTTTTACCAGAGACAGTTATACCACATGTTAGCTTATCATTCTACAGACAAGATTGCAACCCCGTTATGCGTTTTTCTTCTTGAGGTTATCTACTTGAGACTTCACCATGCCGCCCATGTTATAAGTCATAACACCAGATTTAGTCATGCCTTGGCGATTCATTGCTGTAGGTTTCTCATTCATCATAGGGCTATCTTTATTCATCATGCCACCCATATTGTAGCCACCTTTGTTATAGCCTGACATTTTTTTCTTCTTAGCCATACCACCCATGTTCATCTTGCCAACACCGTCAGCAGCATAGGCTGGTACCTTCTTGCCTTCTTTCATAACCATAGGCATTGAGCCACCTTTGTTATAGCCTGAAGTTTTCTTTTTCTTTGGTTTCATTCCGTACATTTTATTTCCCTTTATTCTTGTCGCTTTTAAAATCCATTGCTTCTTTTAAGGCCCTCATTATGGCCTTCCTACGTGCAGGAGTGTCAGCAGCAGCGGCTTGTCCTTCTGGTGATTTATCTAATGTTTTTGTTATTTGCGTTTCTAATTTTTTATCTGCTAAGGCAAGTTTTTTATTTGCTTCATCAACTTTTATAGTTGCTCGTACTTTACGTGCAAGACTTCTTTTATCTTTTGCAGTACTAAGATCACTACGTGCACGTTTTGCTTCTTCAAATTTTTTATCTGCAGCTTCCCTATCTTTATAAGCATCATATGCTACTTTACCTATACCCCCAACTGCAGCTATGTTTAAACCTTGAGCAAGACGTTTAGGTATAGATGTTGTGGTTGACTTAGGTACTGGTTTTGGACCATCTAAAGGTTTCTTAGGTACTCTTTTAGGTAAAGATCCCACTGGACCATAATTTTTTAATTTTTCTAGGCCTTTGCTGCGAATCTTAGATTGAGGAACAGACTTTTGATTAGCTCCTCTTGGGGCTGGACCAGAAGGAGTTTTAGGTTTATCACCTTTAATCTTAGCCAATGCACGGGTAATAAGAGAAATAAGATTATTTTCTGTACCATCTACAACTTTAATTTTACTACTTATCTGTCCTTTTGTAGCTTTACGAAAACCTTTTGCTACAAGACGTTGTGCTATTTTTTTAGTTGCTGCTCGTACTAGAACTCCTCCAAGGAAGTAAACTACTGGTACCATTTTCTTTAAACCTCTATGTCTAATCTACCACTTGACTTTGTGGCTCCAATATTTTGCTGACAGTTTGCTCGTTGTCTTCCCTTGTGCATCATGTCTTGCGTAGTAACTTTTTTTACGGGCTTTATCTTTTGCAGTCTTGGGGGCTTTACCTGCGCCCTTAACTCCCTGCTGACCAAACCTGATGAATTTATATGTATCATTTTCTTTCGCCATCACACAGTGGGATTTAGTTTTATGACTAGGAGTTCTCTTAGGTTTATTAACACCCTTGAGTCCTTCATCTTTCATCTTAGTCTTTACTCGTTCAGGGATAGCCATATTAATATCCTATAAAATATTGGGGGAAACACTGACGCCCAGCTTAACCCCCAATTTAAATTATTTGAATAATCAAATATGACGCCTAAGCAAGAATTACTCTTACTGTAGCATTAGTACTAATAGCCCTCAACAAGTTCATTTTAACAGTTTGTGCTGTGGGACTTAGTGCTCTCTCCTCTGAAGGGTTTACTGCATTAGGTACAGCTAGAGTGTATGTTGTAGGTACATACACCACTGAGTCATCAGAAGGTGTAAGCAGTCTTGGGACTTCAAGAATGAGGTCGTTAGCTGTTACAATATCTGCCTCTGCCGCAGTAAAACTAATATAAATTGGCAGAGTTGTATGCAGATAAATCATACTGGTAGCACTAACATCTACGTGCAACGTAGTAGTACTAACAGTTAATACAGTTTGTACACCCCAACCTAAAGCAGTACGTGCTCCTTGTAAGTTAGATTGATAAATCATTGGTTATTTCCCCTTAGACAATACCATAAAGATTAATCAACGAGTAGTCAGTGGTTACGTTGACAATCATAACTGTACCAACTACCTGAATAACATCACCAGCCGCTGGACCTACAGCACCTGCAGCACCCAGAGGTACGGCGTGGTTGCCTACTACAAGTGTACCCGAAGTAAGTACAGTTTGTGGACCTGATACAGCCATCCAACCAAAGTGGGAAGCAGCCATATCAACAACAGTG